TTTTGTATTCTTCTTTTCATCATTACAGCTTGGTATATATTCAACATCAAAATGGTCATTCAATTTACCTTTTGTAGAAAAACTTATTAAAGTTCCATCATTTAGTGTTTCATATTTAGAATCTTTCGCTTCAATACCACCTAATGGAAATCTACCATTAGATATTATCATATTTGGATTGGAACTTCTACTACCAAAACGGATACTATTACCAAATCTACCTTCAATAACATAATCACCAATAGAACCAACACCTCTAACATATTCTTCCGATGACATTCCTTTAGTTTCATAACTATCGTTTGGGTCATCAAGTTCTTTTCTATATGGTTTCTGCAATCTTGCAATAGGTAACATACCAATAGTCTTCGGATAACCTGTTAGATATTCCGAATCAGCTTCACCACTGATATTACTATCAACTGTCGTATGCTTTATCTTTTCCATAAGCATATATTCATCTGGATTAAAACTTGGTAAATTTAATGAATTAATTGGACCAATATAGTAATTCGTATCACCGACTGGAAATTCACACACTAATACTGAATCTCCCCTTGTCGGCGTATCAACCAACCCGCGAAACAGAGGATAATATGGACCAACACTACTATTTACATCTTCACCATATTTAGTAACATAAATTGCATTGACTATCTTTGAAGATTCAAGATTACCATCTTTTGATTTTTTCGTTACGATGTCTCCAGAATCAACAACAGAATATACCACATTCGCTGGTATAAATTCAACCGAAAAAGATAATTTTTTATCAACATCTTTGACACCAGATAATACTTTACTAATGTTATCATTGAAAATTGGCATCTATTTAACTCTCCATAAATCCTTTTGTTTTTTCTTCAAGATTTTCAACTTTATCTTGTTCATTTTGTATTTCGTTTGCAGTTTCTCGTAAAGTTGACATCAATTCTTCTTTTTCTTTATCAGATAGCAATCCACCATCATCGTCACCACTGGTCTGTGATTTCGTAATAATTCGTTGAATAACACTGGCAAGTTTAACAAGATGTTCATCATTTTTGATTGCAACTTCCATCATTTCTTTAATGATTGGTAATACCACAACAATATCACCAGAAGATTTAATATGACTATGTGCTTCTTGAATCAATAAATCAATTTGTGTTTTCTTTAATTTAGCGTTATTGTAAATATCTTCTGTTAAATCTTGGAACGATTTGCCACCAAATATTTCTATATCTCTTTCCATATATGAAATCCCTTATATTAGATATTAAAATATAACTTTTCATATATAAATATAAAAAATAAAAAAACCCCACCAAAAAATGGTGAGGTTTTCACATCTTCAAATCACTATATATTAAATTATTTAATTATTAAAAAAACATATCAGTATCTTTTTTATTTACAGTCACATCAACAATTCCATTCAATTCAAACTCTGAAATAATTCTTTGATAGTGGTCCTTAAACACATTCATGACATTCGTGATTCTTGCAGTCTTAACATTTGTCATCTCCCTAATTAAAATATATAATGATTTTTTATTAAAATTTTCAATTTCACCCCTGCGTTTCATAATTTCAACAATTGCAAATGCAACATCAACATCATTTTTTCTTCCAAATAATATTGGTATATTATATTCAAAATATTTAATTATTTCTAACATCAAATCATTCACACGTCGTTCACCATTATTTGTAATATCTTGTGTTAAAAAATATTCCAATACGGAAACATCATCTGTTATTTTGTATTTCTTATAATTAGAATTATTTACTAATATTAAATAATTCTTTGCAACAACTGAAAAATAACTGAAAGCCTTGAATCCTTTTGATGCATCATATTTATGTAAATTCATTACCATAAAGGAAACTACTTCTTGTTTTACATCATCAAACCCACAATCAAAATAACTAAATTTGAATGTATTTATTATGTTTTCTGCAAGTTTATCGAGTGCATGATGTATTTTTTCTTGATATATTCTATTTCGCTCTGAATGATTGTTGGATTGGTTATATTCTATTATTGCATCTTCAACATCTTGACCGAAATATATTCTATTCTTTCGTTTTCTACCCAACTTTTTTTTCCTCATCTTCTTTTTGGAATAAACTATCTAACATTAATTGTAACTCTTTTAATTGGTCAAAAAAGAATCCTGTTTCATCATCTGATTCGTAATGACCTGATGCATCAACGAGTTTCATTTTTTCTGTTGAATAATTTATTAGTTCATACAGTTTACTAAAAAAGTTTTCATATAAATTTATTCTTTTAAGAGATGATTTTAATAGGTAAAACATAAATATTATTATTGCAATTAACAATACTATAATCATTATATATATCATATCTTTTATCTCCTATCCTGGAAAAAGTTCATCGAATTTCTTTTTCATATTATCAACTGTTTTCTGTTCCTCTATCGACTTCGGAACATCGTTTGTTACACTCCCAACATCATCATCAGAAGATAACCAACTCTCATATTCAATACGAGTTGCAGTTTGGTCGGCCTGATGTACGATATATGGTAAGTTCGATTTCAAACAATTATCTTTATTGAAAGTCTTCAGATATTTCACATTACCCTCATCATACATTCCGTCTGCCAATTGTATTCCTAACATTTCAATGATTGAATATTTAATTCCAAATTGATTCAATATCCACAACCCCCTATCAGGTGGTGTTTGGTAATGTATATTTGGATTAGCAACATATATCTTACCTTGATTTTTTCTATGCCACTCTGACGGATTTGGTGTATAATTATCATTATCCAAATCACCAACCTTACCCAAATCATGGTGTATTGCTGCAAAAATCAATTCTTCTTTTGTATAATTGATGTTCGCACCATTCTTTTCCCATAACTCAAATAACTGGACTGATAATTCAATTACATTCAAAATGTGTTCGACATATCCACCAGGATGGCAATTATGGAAATGTTCAGTTCCGGATGCTGGTGCCATCATCATTCTATCTTGGAAATGGTGGTACATCTTCAACAACTTTTCTCGCCGTTCACTACCATCTTCAAATGTATCTTTAATTATTTGTATTAGTTTTTTCCAATTTTCTTCCAATTGGTCTGCTGTTAATTGTTTCATAACCTATCTCCTATGTTGTTTCTATTATATTTCAATAAACTTTCCATCAAACTGTATATCTTTCTTAATCCCCATAATTGGAACTCTGTTTTGAATTTGTTGTATCCTATCACTAATATCCATATCATTTAATGTATTGATTTTTCCACCAAACATGACAATGTTTCCAGCTTTTACAGGTGGGTGTTTCAATAACACGGTATTGAAAAATTTCTTCCAACGAAATCGCTGTTTTTCATAATTAACTTTTCCAACCCAAGTATTCCATACAACCCATCCGGTCGAGCTCAATCCATTTACCAATGATGTATAAAATTCAATCGTAACAATCTTTCGTCGCCAATCTTTACAAATTTTATTATATTCATATGTATATTCTGATGGTAATACCCCACCGTTCCCATACCTGTCACGCCTAACCTTGATGTAAAAATCAATCATTTTTTTTAGAAATTGGTAAATCTAAATATAAAGCAACATTATTAAAAAAATCATTTTCTTTAATACCGGTCAAATCTCCAATGTCTATACACGGTATTTGTTCTATAAAATTTAGATTTATATTATACATCATGCCATCCAGATTTGTAAAACACAAATATCGGCTCAAATTTCTTATATGTGCCATCAACCTTCACAGAATTTTTTACTTCTTCTGGATTCAATCCTGTCATTGTAGTCATCAACATTTTCAACTTACATTTATATTCCATACCAAGACCAACCAATATATCAATACTATCTTGTTCTAATGGATAATACTTATCTTTACCAATTTTTATATCAGCTATGTTCCATAACAAATACCTATCGTTCTTCAAATATTTATATGCGGTCTCCAAAGTTGGTCGTAAAAAGTTATCTCTCCAATCTTCATATTCTGGATAAGACTTGAAAGATTGTTCATCATCATCACTATATTGTTCCCTATCAAAATATGGTGGACTTGTAAATATCAAATCCAACTCACCCTTATATTGTTGAAAATCGGGATTGTTTCCTATATGTTCTGAACCATCTTGAAATAGGTGATAAGTATTTTTATGTTCTTCCCAAAACGAATTTGTTTCTAACACATCATTGTTGAAGAAATTTGCAACATATTCATATCTTGTAATACCAAGTTCATCAATAAAATTATCAGTATTCGGGTCTGTTCCAATATAATGTATATTTCGATGTGATGTCATTGCACCGAGAATACGACCGCCCCAACCTGCTGACGGGTCGTATATGTGTATCAAATCATCATCTGGAATATGTTTTGTATATTCTTCATAAATCCAACGAGCAGTCAATGGTGGAAAATTTACAGCAGGTTGACCAAGACCCAATCTAAATACTTGTATGCCTGATGGAAATATCTTTTGTCCCAAATCAAATTCTCTAACGAAATATGTTTTTGTATCATCAATTTCAGAAAGTGGTGGTAAGTTGGTAATATGTTTATCAGTAATCAATCCACTACTGTATAGTTGTTCAATTTCAATACAAGTCAAAACAAGATATTGAGGTCTCAATTCTTTTGTCTGTTGAACAACAAAGAAACTCTTATCTCGATTTTCAGTAATCCAATTTATAGCACTACCTTCACCATTAATACATTTCGACCAAGAATACATACTGTCACGCTTAAAAGTTCGTCTAATTATTTTATGGAACTTATCTCTATAATCATCTGTAAAATAATCATAGATTGATGTTGCATTTTTCTTCACACCAATTTTCGTCTTCAACATTGTAGGAAAAAATTGATTTACACCACTCGCAAACTTATTGTAATTTTGTATAACATCATATTCACCAGTATCCTCATTCAAACGAAGGAACTGTTTGCTACCTTGATGTAATGGATAATCACGCAATTTCTTGAAGTTTCTTTTTATCGTTTCAGTATTTTGTCCAATCGTTGGTGGAATTCCAAATTCATCCCATTCTTTCAATATGAACTTACACATATCATCAATCCAATTTATTGTTTCTTCATCGTTCATCCATAACAACTCATCGAATGTGATATTTATATTGGATTCAAGCAACCTACTTTTTTCATAATAGAACTTTTGCATATTTATTTTTTCACAGTCTTCTTTCGTTGATGTCGCTTTTGAGATTTGGATAACTTATTTGATTTATTTTTGGTCTTTGGTTTTGGTGCTTCTTTTTTCACATCACGAACATTTTCTTTCCAAAGAGATTTTCGCACAAATTCCCATCCCTCTGAATATAGTTGTTCAGCACGACTATCTGTAACCCTCATAATTCGGTCATCCAACATCATTGTCTTCATATAACCTCCAATTTATTTTTTATCTAAACTTATACAAGATACAACATTTATGCTATATAAGTCAAGCTTTATTTTTATTTATTTCAATTTATATTTGATATTCACATCGTCATACGGTATTGATATATCAGAGTTTTCATTTACCCACATTGAGATTGTTTTCTCTGCTGATATTTCATCTATGATTGTGAAATTATCATGGTATCGTTTTAATAATTTCTTTACCAATGGATGACGAACAATATCTTTTTCTTTGAATGAGGCTAAACCAACACCTCTAATTCCAGCAAATCGTTTAATTGCATCTTCTAAACCACTTACTTTCTTTTTCAAATCTGATTGTTCTAAATCACCTGTAATGATGTATTTACTTCTTTCACCAATACGAGTAACAAACATCTTGATTTGTTCTGGTGTAGCATTTTGTGCTTCATCAAGTATAACAATTTTATCAGTCAAAGTAATACCTCTCATAAATGCTAACGGTATAACTAGGATAACACCATCATTCTTCAATACTTCTAAACGATTTTTACCAATGATTTGTTCCATATTGTAATAAAACGACATCATAAATGGTGCAGTCTTCTCATCAATATCACCTGGTAAATATCCAATCTTTTCTCCATCAGCTTCTACAAGTGGTTTTACAATTACTATTCCATCAATTGAATTATCTTTCATACCCAACATCTTCAAAGCATGATATACTGAAAGATATGTTTTACCACAACCAGCAGGTCCAATACAAAATGTAATATCTTTGGAATCGATGGTGTTGTAAAAGCGTTTTTGTGCTGGATTCTTGAACTCAATGTTCCATTCCATATTCTTCAAGTCTTTCAATACTTGCCTCTTATTTGTGTTGATGTGATTTTCTAATTGCTTTGATGTAATAACCTTTTTAGGTGTGTTGTTGTTTTTTGATTTTGACATATATAATGACCTCCAAAATAGACATAAAATACATTTATCTCTCATCTATAAATATCATATATACATCAAAAAAATGAGATAAAGAGTGGAAAATAATATTCCACCCTCATCTCATAGGTCGGTTATTTGTTTTTTGCGATTGCGTCTCTAACTGAATAAAGACCAAATGCAATCAACGCTTGGTAAACCCATTCTGGAATCACATATCCGTTTGCTGTTAAACCAGCCGTAACGAATAGAATAACTGATGTCCAAAATGTTTTAGAAGTCCACCAACTTTTATCTGCGAAATTAAACATGTTTTTTTCTCCTATGTTATTTCTTATTATACAGTCCAACTAATATCAATAATGCCAACAAACCGGCAAATCCATTAGCACCGAAACTGCCAATAAGATTGATAAGATTGGTAACTACACTAACTCCAAATATCGGTGAACCAAATAACACCTCAACGAGAACGCTAAGTGCTAACAAACCTGTAAATAATTCTATCAGGTTTTTAATCCATCCACCAACAGATGTGAAGATTGTTGTAATATTCATGTCTTTCCTCCTATGTTATTTATGATTTACAATAGCATAACCTTTTGGTGTGGAGATGTTCGGTACTGCCCCGAAGTCTTGCCAGTCTTAACATAACAGTCATTCACAAGTTTAGTTGGTTTCTGTTCCCACCAACAAAAGTCAATCCAACTGTTCTGTTTTATCGTATCGTAGTTGTGATAACCAACACGAATTTTTTACTTGTTTGTTTTCAAGGCTCTTTCAGATTATGACATCACTTTATCCCTATCTGAAATCAGGAGTGATGGACAACATCATTTATGCTGCTGCCATATATTGATATTCGCCAATTATTATTCTTGACTTTGATTTGTAAAGTAAATCAATCTACTTGCACCACTATGTCAAAAAACTACCAATCGAATCTATTTCATCCCCAATTGTATCTCTATCTAATATAAATATAGAACTTTTTATCAAAACGACGATTTTTTTTTAGAAATCAACATCGTCAATAATTTCATCAAAACCACTTTCTTCAATTTCAAGTATATATAACGCTTCTCATACACATCCAATATCACCATCTTCAATTGCTGTTTCTAACAGTTCAATAACATTATTAAACTGTTCTTGTGAAATACAAACTTTATCTTCCATCTATGATTCCCCCACACTACCTTTAATTATATTATCTTTATGTTTCTCTAATTCTTTTTCAAGTTCTTCTAATTCTGTTTTCGCATCATAAAACTTTTCAATCAGTTCATCAACATACATTCGCTTTTCTGTTCCTTCTTCATCTGATACACCATCACCATAAAGTAATTCACCCAATACTGATGCTATTTGATTAGATTGCTGAACAAGTTTTATTAGAACTTCTCTATTATCAACAACATTATTATGTATGACATTAATCTTTTCACCAATATCTCGTAAAAGATTTTTAGTTATCAAATCCATATTCTATTCTCCACTTTCCAGCATCTATCAATGGTAATGCCTTCTTATATTTCATTGTTTTGGTTTCTGTTCCATTTGTAATTGTAACTTTATCATTTCTACCAATTTTCTTTTCAGATATAATTGGCGATAATCTATACTCATCATCAAACATTGTTTTACCATCGAGATGCATCAATTCATGTTGAACAGCTGCACATTCTAAAGAATCCAATCTATCACCGGACTTGAATGTAATATCGTCATCAAGGTTATCTGCTTTAATTGTAATTTCTTCATATCGTTTTACTTTCACATATTTTCCAGGAAATGATAAACACCCCTCGTTATAGATAAATTGTTCCTCTGAATGTGAAACAACTTCTGGATTAATAAGAACAATTGGTTCTTTTACAAACACAACACATACTCGCTTGTTTATACCGATTTGGTTTGCTGCCAAACCTACTCCACTTTTATGTGAAGAGAAGTCTTTCAGCACATCAACTGCAATCTTTTCTCCTTCTTCCATTGATGTAACAGTTTCACATTTTGTTCGTAACTTATTTTTATCCTTAATTATCATAACTAAACATATTTTCTTTGTTCTTTGAGTTTTCTGTTTAACTGCTTATTTAATGTTATCAAACCTCGTTTCTTACCAGCATTCTCAATATCTTTGATTTTCTTTTTGATTTCTTTTATTTCTCTTTCAGTAATCATATACTTTCGGCGATTTTCTTGTCGGATTTCTTTTTTAGTTTTTCGTTTTTTCTTTGGTTTAGGTTTGATTACTGTTGGTGGTAATGTTCCTTTCAACTCTGGTTGTTCGTTACCTTTATGAAATACATTACCATCTCTATCAACAAACTCTTTTCTGAAATGCCAACCTGTTGGATAACCTCTTGATTCACCAGCAAGTTTATCCATTAACTCATCTGGCCAAGTCATTCGGGTAACACATTTCCAACAAGTGACTGCTTTTACATCTTCACCAACATCTGGAACATAATTGCATCCACACACTTTACATTGCATATATCTTACTCCATTCTCTATAAAACTGATATATTCTTCATTGTTCTTTATTTGATTTCTCCACTATATATGGTGTTTTCTATACATACATATATAATCTTTCAAAAAATCACTATAATAATATACGAAAAATATGCAATATAAGTCAAGCTAAAAATAAATAAAGTTCCAATCCATCATCAAATCGGAACTTTATCTATCGAATATAACCTACTTTATTTCTTCAAACTCTGCATCAATTAGTTCATCCAAAATAAAATAATGTGATTTATTCTGTAACACCAAGTCACAATTATATGATGACTTCAATTCTTTATGGCCATCAACAATGTTTAACGGTATCTTATCTCTTATCATCCATTTTTTATTTTGAAAATCAAGTGTTTCCATTTGTAACCTATTCTACTTTTATTTCAATGTTCTTTGGTTTCATTTCTTCCTTAAATGGAATATCTACCGTAAGAATACCATCTTTGATTTTCGCTTTCGTTTTATCAAAGTTTAATTCATCAGAAGTATTAAAACTTTTCTTAAATGATTGTTCATCATCGCGTTCACCTTCAATAATGAAAATATCGTTTCTTAATTTCACATTGATGTTCTTCTTATTGTAACCTGGAACTTCCATTGTGATTTTTATTCCATCTTCATTTCTATCAATATCATAACCATTATTGTGTCTATACATTAACCAGTCATCATTGAAAAAACCATCTATAATCGATTTATACAACATATCTATTCTCCTACACTTTGTATTTTTGTTTTTGTCTTCCATATTGAACAACATCGTTCAACTTCGTATCGTATATAGAACAAAAATCGTGTCAAAGTATTTTGTATGTAATTTTGTCAGAATAAAAATGTCATTATGTCAGTCGTATGACTAATTGACATATATGGTTATGACAATATGACATATACATACCTATTTAGTTTTGTAATCAGAAACTGTGCTTGCAGCCCAAGAATGTGGTTTAATCTTTCCATTGAAGCCCATGCCTTTGATATAACCAAGGCATGACTGAACAACTTCTGATGACTTATACATTGGATTTGGATTAAGGTCTGCATGAATTTCTTTCACTTCATAACCAATTGATTCCAGTATAGGATTTAACCAAACAGCAACTTCAACTGCTTGATATGTTTCAGTGAATAATCGTTGTTGTAAAGATACATAATGATTTCTATCTGTTATTTGTTTTTTGTAATATCCTCTACCACCTTTACCATTCATAAGCATAATAACAGCAACAGTATAAGTAACTCTGCCTTTTGACCATTGTGAATCTGCACCTACGATAAATTCTAAATCACCAGTTGGTGCATTTGATATGTCAGTTAGAATTGTTTCTTGAAGAACATTGATTTCTTCATTATTAAATCTGTGCCATTTTTCTTTCATTGGTCATCTCCTATATGAATAAATATCTAGCAGGCGTAAAAAGAATCGAACTTATATTTTCTGAGTCAAAGTCAGATGTAATTAACCATTATACCATACGCCCATTTAAGCACTCTTGATAGGATTTGAACCTATAACTTACGGTTCGTAGCCGTAGATGATTTCCAGTTTCACTACAAGAGCATTATGAGAGGAAGATATGAGATTCGAACTCATGAAACTCGGTTAAGAGTTTTACTCCTTAGCAGGGAGCTGCATTTCCACTCTGCCAATCTTCCGTTGTGCGGATAGTAGGACTCGAACCTACACACTCATTACGAATAACAGGGTCTAAGCCTATCGTGTCTTCCAATTCCACCATATCCGCATGTGTAGTCGTGGAGAGATTTGAACTCTCAAAGTCTTTAAGACTGTCAGATTTTAAGTCTGATGTGTATTCCGTTCCACCACACGACCATTAGTAGCAAGTGTCGGATTTGAACCGCTCCTCATGCTCCCAAAGCACGCGTGCTTCCAGATTACACCACACTCGCTATATTATTTGTACTCCGAATAGGATTTAAACCTATACAAACTGTTTAGAAGACAATTATGCTATTCCATTACATCATCGGAGCATTGTACCCAAGGAAAGAGTTGAACTTTCGTTTGACGCTTATAAGACGCCGGTTCTTACCGTTGAACTACTTGGGCAATGGCGGAAGATGAGGGACTCGAACCCCCAACGCCTCTCGACGACCGGTTTTCAAGACCGGAGTGGTCAGCCAATTACACTTTAATCTTCCATCTGTGGCGAAGGTTGGTATCGAACCAACTACGCGAAGCTCTTCAAGCTCCCGCTCTACCATTTGAGCTACATCGCCATTTTTGTAGGGATAATTGGATTTGAACCAATGACCAATTGCTTGTAAGGCAATCACTCTGAACCAACTGAGTTATATCCCTATTTGTGCTCTGTGAAAGAATTGAACTTTCTTCTGTTGTTTATCAGACAACTGTTCTACACCGTTGAACTAACAGAGCTGTTGTGGGTCCACCCGAACTCGAATCGGGAACAGAGGTTTAAAAGACCACTGATTTACCGGTTAATCTATGAACCCATTTGCTCACCTACTCCGATTTGAACGGAGAAGACTTGATTAACAGTCAAGCATGATACCATTTCATCATAGGTGATTTTGGTGCCCGACGGGACTTGAACCCGCATATGAGAATAAATCTCCCTGGGTCACATCCAGGTGCATTACCATATCATCTGCCACAGACACAGTTGCTGATAAAAGAATCGAACTTTTAATTGTGGATTATGATTCCACCGTGATTACCTATTTCACTAATCAGCAATATGAGCTCCATCCAGGTATCGAACCCGGTTCTTCGGCTTACAAGGCCGTTGCATCACCTTTTATGCTTATGGAGCATTTTGTTCGTGGACCTATTCAGATTTGAACTGAAATCATCTTCATTGCAAGTGAAGTGCTTTTCCAAATTAAGCTATAAGCCCAATATAATGTTTTTTGGTTAACGGGAGAAACATTATTAAAAAACTCGACAGTAGTCGGTAGGAGACTCGAACTCCTATCATGTGAGTGAAAGTCACATATCCTTTACCTGTTAGACGAACCGACCATTTGCGCCGGTTGAAAGATTTGAACTCTCACGAATGGTTTTGGAGACCATCATGCTACCAATTACATCAAACCGACATTTGCGGGATATATCAGAATCGAACTGACATCTTCTTCCGTGACAGGGAAGTGTTTTACTCCAATTAAACTAATATCCCAAAGTGAATGTTTTGTTGTTTAGATGTGTATCCATTACAATACCTTACTTGCGGTAAACATTCAGGAAAACCGATTGTGCTGGTGGAGGGAATTGAACCCACTCGACCCATTTAAGGGACCGGTTTTACAGACCGGAGTGTCTTCCTTAACACTTTACACCAACCAACGAGGGTAGTGTCAGATTTGAACTGACGGTTGTATGGATTTGCAATCCATTGTATTTGACCACTCTACCAACTACCCACGATGAGGGATGTTCGGGACTCGAACCTCGAACAGATGATTAAAAGTCACCTGATTTTCCAGTTAATCTATAGACCCATATTTTGAGACCATCACATCGGATTCGAACCGATACCGCTTGGGTGGAAGCCAAGAATGCTAAAACCATTAAACACCAGTGATGGTTAACTCAAACAATTCCAACTAAACTCACAATGTCAAAAAACAAAAAAACCAACTCAATAAATTTCATCAAGTTGGTTTTTCAAAAGATTTTTATATTTTTATATTTTATCTATCTACTTCACCAACTCTCCTGTTTTGGATACGCTGTTGTACCGGTAATTGAACTATTATTATTATCAAACGAATGAACGCATTGCCATTGCTCACGACAATTATCGAGTGATAAACATCGTTTCAATCTCGGTTTTTCTATTTTAGATAAATCAAACATTATTTTTATTTCCTTTGTTATTTACTATTTCTAACTATTAATATATATAAGTCAATTCTGAAAAACGATCAACTTTTTTTATTTGTTGCGGGAGAGGGAGTCGAACCCCCGTCGGACAGCTTATGAGACTGTGCTGGAACCTCTCCAGTCCATCCCGCGATTTATGGTTGGGGAAACTGATTGCCTTGGACGGAAGGTCTTATATCAGTCTCTCCCAAATCTATTTTCTATATCAATAATCAACTACTATAATATAAGAAGCTTTTATTATATGAGTCAAGCCTTTTTTTATTTTTTTTATTTTTCATCAAGAATTTTTAGAATTTCTTTCATCCAATCTTCTTGTATTTTAGATTTTAGGTTCATTGCCCACCAACCCATACCGTTTCCTGGTGGATGTATTTCTTCACCAACATCTTCAAACATAAATGGTCTACCATTTACGAATGATGTATAAATCTTACTTGACTTACCGGGATGTCCTCCTTCAAAATATTCTTTACTACCCATACCCAACCAATTATTTTTACAGTTGTTTGTTCCTAATAGATATGCTTTCGCTTTCTTATTTACAGAACCTTTTGGAACTATCAATACAGAATCTTGTTCAAATATCTTTCCAAGTTTCTTCAAATCTTTTTCTAAATTACCGTTATCATCTTTATCAACAATAAAGAATGAAATTTCTTTTGATACTTTACCACCTTCAGGATATTTACCAATCAATTTAGTTACACCATATCCCATACTTAATAAGTTACCAAGTAATTTCTTATTACGAGCTTTATTAATTTTCTTTGTATATTTCTCACCTTCACCACAATCAGCTGCTTTTCTGAATGCCGTCATTGCACCACAGTCATGCTTTTCGTTATGTGACCAAACTCTGGATAAACTCGATTCATTTATTATATTTTTCATTTTACATTTATTCCTAATCTATTTTTTTGATGGTAATGATACACCAACTTTTTTCAATATTTCTTTTAGAGTATATGATTTTTCTTTACCCGATTCAACATATTGTTTCCACTTATCTAACAAAGCATAAACTTGTTCAGTAAATATTTTATATTCATCATTATCTAATTGTTCAATAAATTCACCCGTAAATTTTATATCAAGTTCAACATCTTCTTCGTCGTCAGTTGAATTATGTTGTTGTTCTTTATATCGTGCTTCTAATTCATCTAAAAATTCTTTATCATAATGGCTCATAAACTTATCAAAATCACTTTGGTAATCCTTATCGTTATATTGATTGCTATCATAATAATCAACATTATCTCCATCTATAATATCACGAGATTGTAATAGAATTGAAGATGCTGAATTGCAAGCATTTATCATAACATCATCATTATTTTCAATTGCTTTTGTTCCAAGTTCATCAATTAATTCGACTGCAAAAAGTATTGCATCTTCTGATACTATTTTATATCTCATCTCCATTCTCCTCATCTTCTTCTTTATTATAAATATCAGACTTTTTCTTATTGTAGTTCAAATTTTTTTCCAACTGTTCTTCACGATTTTTTCGTAATATTTGACGAACATATGGATTGTTGTTGTTATACCACATTTTTCTATGCCTCTGCTAAAACTAATTTTTTACCAATTGTTTTATCACAATAATCACTAAAACCATCTTCAAGTAACATCGAAAGTGCTTCAATAATTTTTTCATCAGATGCTTCTAAATCTTTTTCAGTCAATTGTAATATAGTTTCTTTATGTATATCAAGTGGCATGTTCATTATAATACTTCCATAAATAACCAAAACAATAAAGATATAACAACAATAACACTTGAAAAACCAATCATTGCTTTATTCCATTGTTTTTCTTTTTTTTCAAGTTTTCGAAAGTATGGTCCAAAATCTTTTCCAACCAACTTATCGTTTTTATTTATAACCATTTTATATTTCCTTTTCTTATCATCTACCAAAATTTACGGTGATATTATTATCAAAGTCAAGCTTTATTTTTGTCCATCCTTAAAAAAGTGATATATCGTTTCAATAAATAATATCAAAGAGAACATAATAAATACTGTTCCAGCTATTCCAAGCAACATCAATGATATAATCAATGCAATAGCAAAGATACTAAATCTCAAAATGAAATCTTTAAATTTAGAAAACATTTGGTTTTACCATCCTTTCTTTCAGATAATTATTTTCTTTTTCAAGTCGAATGACCTCAATCCGTAACATAGTCATTTTACGAGCAGAAATGATTGCTCCTGTTAGTATTCCAACAAATACACCTATACATACACCTATAATTAATTCCGTCATAATTCGTTCATTTCCTTCGTTATTTGCTGTTTATATTTTTGTCGATATTTCTTATTCAATAGTCTTTTACCAAACTTCTTTTTCTTGAACCACTTACATAGTGTCAATGCTTCTTTTCTTATTCTTATCATATTCGTAACTTTCCATTTCTATTCTTACATAAATATAGTGAATTGTAGAAATACATACTGAAACTACAATAAACCATAACCATAATATAATAAAAATATCAATCACAATCAAAATACTTCATACAAGTCATAAGTAAATTATCATAATCACCTGATGTGGCTTCATTAGTAAATTCTTTTATTTCATCACCAGAAAGACCAGCTCGACGGGCTGCTTTGCTACACCTTCCGAGTATAGCAAAAGCATTCCCATCTTCACCTACCAATTTTACTTTGACATCTGGATATTTTATATCGTTATTAGACATTACTTGCCTCCTTAATTTCGTTATCATTAAATAATTCATCATTAGTTCCATCATCACAGAATTTTTGGACAATCTGTTTAACGAAAGTTCGTTCTGAATCAATTCCACCAGAATTATCATACTGTGGATAGATACAGACTTCAGATGCTTCTTCTAATTTGAAACCGTCATATAACAAACCACAAAGTTCAACTGTTGTTCGAGTAGAAATTCCAGAAGTAATACGAGCTGTATCACCATTGGATTCTGAACGAGTTAGACTTGCGATTTTTGCTACACTTGAAATAACATTCTTATCGACATGTGGAAACATATAAGATAGTAAATCATTTTCCTCATCTTCATTTAGGATGTCCATTTCTACAACTACAAATCTATCAACAAGTGCTTTATCCAATTGACGAGTGGAAGTATATTCATTTCCGATATTTGCTGTTGCGATAAAAGTAACACCGTCTGCAACTTTGATAGTTGCTTGACCATCTTGTTCATCTAATCTTAAATACCTTTGACCATAATCTAATACTGTCATAAGAATGTTCCAAGCGTCTGGATGAGCTCTTGAAAGTTCATCTAATAGTATAACAGAGTTTGGAGTTTGAATTGCTTTAACAAATAAACTATCAGAAAAGTATGTTCCTTTGCCTTCTTCAAAATGAGTGTTTCCAATTAGTGTTGCTCGAGGGTCTTGTGTTGAACCCATATTGAAATAAAAATCTGGTCGGTCTAATACATTTGTTAATGTTTTAGCGGCCATAGTTTTTCCACAACCAGCCTGACCTGTCATCATAATATTTTTACCACGAACTGCTGAACGAATTAGATATTTCCATTTTAGTTCTTTCATCATCAAACCACGAGGTTTCAATTTATATGAACTATGAATGAAATCTAATACTTCTGAATGTTCATTTGGAACATCAACTGTTTCATTAACGGTTGTTGGCGTTTCAGTTTTTGATAACTCTGCCAAAACTTTATCAGTCACACGACGCCAAGAATAACCTGAATTTGTTGAACTGGACTCAAATCGACCAAGAACATAATTACCCTCATATGCTCTCCGACGAACACCGGTTCCAATTTCAGAAGTATATTTTGTTCCATCATCAGAAAACGCATTTAAACGATTTCCTGATTTTTCGATGTGAACTATAATGTCTGGTAGGTTTTGTTTCATAAGGTTTCTCCTTTGTTTATCTTTTATCATTTATCTTACGGTGTAAGCTACGACTTTTTTTATACATAAGTCAAGCCTTTTTTTCATTTATTTTTATTTATGTGAAAGAAATCGTTTGTTCATACTTTTTGCAACTTCCATCATGTTAGTTGGTTCAATAAAAACTGAATCATTTCCATACATTGTTTTGAAATCTTGTTGTTCCATTAGTTTCCAATGATTGATTGAGGTAGTATCATTTGTAATGTAATATCCAATAACTTTCAATCCAATCTTTCTCATTTTATCAACCATCTTTTTAGTATGATTGATTGCTGAATTTCCAGTATAATAAATTTCATTATTACTATACATCGGAGAACCATCTGAATAATTTACGAAATAACTATCTTGATTTGAAGTGCCAGGAATTAAATCATTCATAATTGCTTCATAACATAATCCTTCAGGTGTTGTTCCACTACAATCTAATGATTGAAATAAATTTCTAACTTTAGATAATTTATCAGTTCTGGAATCAAATACAATCATAATCAATGGAACATTTGAAGAACCTTTATATCTCCCATAAGTGCTTCTAATTGAAACAACAACATCAATGTTACCAGCCATATCACAAGCTTTAATCATTGCTACTGCTGAAGTCATTGCTTTATTCCATTTTGTTCCATCCATTGAACCAGAAGCGTCAATTGAAATATGAAGATAAGCTTTGTTATATTTTTCAACAAATGTTTGACTGAATATATTAGAATTACCAAACCCAAGTTCTGCTAACATTCGCTTATCAATTTTACCGTTATCTTTACGATTATATTTCAATGAAGTTTCTTCACCTCGAATTTTAAGTTTACGACCTAACATTGTTCCAAGTCTTAAACCTTCTTCAACAAAATTATATCTTCTACTATAATATTTTTGATTAGATGACTGTGAACACCCGAACATATCGGAATCAATTAAACTTTGAGTTAATTTTTTGATAACCAAACATTTAATTCCTTTGGTTGCTTTTGACCAAGAATTTCTTTGATAATCTTTTCCAACTTCTTCATAAGTAGTATTACTTTTATCCAGTGCTGTAATTTGTTCATTATCTTTTTTAGATAACTTACTTTTTTTCACATCACCTTCAAGAAAATCTTCTTGTTTATCAATTTGTTTTTGTAATTGTTTTTTCTGATTATCTGATAAATCATTTACTTCTGAACCATTATCGTTCAAAGCTGTTTCATCATTTTCTACATTAGCATTAGTACTTTCAGTTTCATCATCAGTAGAACTATCAGAACCACTATCTCCATTTTTCGTTTCATTATCATCGTCATTTTCAGAGTCTTCAATTTTAATTTTATCAATATTATTTAGAATAACTTTCACAACATCTAATGCAACTTTTAATACTTCTTTAGTCGAAGTCAATTTTGAAATGTTTCGTAAATTAATTAGTCTATATATTTCAGATAATCCTTTAAGTGCTTTCAATTGAGTATTTTTATTGTGAAGATTAATAATTCTAAATAAATAACTTTCAATAGTTTCATCACGAGCTTCTGAACTTAATAATCCTTTATCAACAATTTTAGAATAAAAATACTTATCATACATTGAATGATAATAACCTTTATAACCAGGAGAAGTAGAAAATATAAAATTATCAATTCTTCTATCTTCAATATAATTTAGAATATTTTTAGTTAATTTAACCACACCATCTTTTAATACATTTTTAGAATTACCATCTAAATATAATTCATCAGGAATATCCCATTTAAGATTTTTCAATAATTTGAAATCAGATAATAGAACATGACTTCCTTCGTGTAATGCCAATCCAACAGCCACATCAAAATTTCTATCATTTAGATTGGAACCGATGGTAACAGTTTTACCATCAGTATAAGAATTAGCATCTATAAACTGAACAGGTATATTCTTACCAGTAATAATGTTCACAAAATTACTGATTGCTCTTTTATACCCTGCCAAAGCAACTATATCTTTACCCTTTGGCTTATCTATATTATTCCTACCAAGAAATTCATCGACATCATATTCATTAATTGATGAATCCCAAAAGGTAGAATTTTTATTTATTTTTATATTTGACATATATCCCTTTCATTTTCTATCTAAAGCTACAACCTTTTCCATACATAAGTCAAGCTTTATTTTCAATTTATTTTCAAGGCCTGTCATATTTCCAATGTTGAAGTGTTTTATGTTTATCAGATTTCTTATTAAACCATACAGTCTTAACAAAAGATTGCTGCGGTATTATTACCAATATCAAATCCAAAATATCATTATATGATGTGCGATATACACACTTAACAATCTCATCACCTCGAACCTCAATATCAATCAACCGACCATCATCAGAATTGAATAACTTTGGCAAGACCATCTTTCCATACCTATCAGTATGAGAAGCTCGTTTAGCGTGCTTTGAATATTTTAAGTTATCATATAATGTAAATATACAAAAGAATAACAATTAAAGTCAAGTGAAACTTCTAATTTTTACCACCAAGCATATATATGACAAACGCAAAGAATTGGCCAATTGAGCCAATAAGCCAATGGAGTAACTGAAGATTTTATGCTGTCAATGAAATAGAGCATATAGTCAATAATAATAATAATAATAATAATAATAGTAGCGTGGTGGTGTGTGTCATTCTGTCATAAGTCCACACATATGGAAAGCAACACGCGCATGCGCGCGTAAAAAGACAATATAAGCTTATATTGCAATGATTGCAATTGATAGCAAATAGCAAATAGGATAGCAAGCAATATAAATAGCAAATAGCAATAAATGGGTGGGTGTGTGAGGAGGTTTGACTTCGTCAAGTTTTCTGAAAAAATCATATATCACATACATCAGACGAACATCAAAGCTGAAATTTCAGAGCTTCGAAGCTTCAAAGTTATCAGAGCTAATATGAATGTATAGAAAACTTTTAATCGTTTTTGCCATAGATGAAAAAATAAGCTCAAAATATATGCCGGGTCGACCCACTTAAAGTATCACTTTAACAGCTTGAAAAACTGTTTCAAGTTGCCACCACCCTCTTGTAGGCCATTACTTCATTGCATCGATGCAACCAGTCATCCATCGTCGTTTCCCATCAGGACCATAGTCAAGTATCATCCGTCTATTGCACCGTCGAGGATTGCCTATTTTTCAGAAGCGTGGAACACACTCTATTGGCTTATTGGCTTCATTGGGTTTTCAAAATTTGGTCTATATCAGCACAGTTGATTGGAGGAGCCTATATGATATAGAATTTTTATATTTCAGAATTTCACATAGATTGGGATGACAAGATTATTACACCTTCAATTTGTTATGTTCTATATGGCCCCGGAGTGTGACATTTTGTCATTGGTGGTGGTCTATATCAAAATGATATATTTGGTTGGGAAATGGTATGACATTTTGTCATTTTGTTCAATCACAGTTTTGGCAAATTTGATGCACTTGTTGGGTATGACATATTGTCACACTCATTGCCTTGTATAAATCGACTGCTATGTGTTCTATTGGGTTGTATTTCAGAGTTCTCGACGAGCTTGCTGGTGGTATGGTGTCTTGGATTTGGTTACCATATCAAGGAGTTATTAACATTTTTCGATTTTACTATACATAATGTCCATTATCAGTATAAGCCGTCAAAATAGTCCAAAAAAAGCTTGACTTATATCGCCAAGCTTTCGTAAATTATACGATACGCCCTACTTAAAAAATTGACATCTTAGAACACCAATGCTATTGTTGATACTATAATTGCAGCAATCGATGTTTTCAGTAGGTAGGATGTGAATCGTTGGGAGTCTATTCTGAATTTAGTGTTTTCGTATATATAATGTTTCAGGCCTTGTGCTTCTATATTATTCAAATCTTCAAGAGAACCGTAGATGCCATCTTTAATAAGGTCGACTGTTTTATTTACTTTGTCGAGTGTTATTTCTACTGTTTTAAGTCGTGTATTAAGTTGTTCATTTGTTGTTGCCAATTGAGTTCTCCCTATTTAAGAAGGTGTGTTATGGTGTGTTATGATACACATATAAATATCTATCAGCATTCAAAATCCATCAAGTTTTTTTATCAATATCTAAGCACAACAGACAAGGCTATGACATACATCGAATGCTACGAGAACCGTCGTCCAGCAGTCAATTGCATTCGTGCATCAACAAGGCAAAAAAATGGGCCACCACTGCCAATGCCATAGGGAAGAAAGGAGAAAACCCCAATGCATCTACAAAGTGTGATGACCCTCTAAACCATCTCTTATGGCTTTTGCTATTTCATCAATTTTGTTTTATACTCATCGAACACTCGAAGAGCATCAGCTGTATTGGCTTCGTAAACTCCAGTTTTTTTGATAGATTTGATATGGTCTTTGCTACTCATATCAAATAAATTTATCAATGGACCAAAGAATGTATATGTATTAACACCTTCAGCATGAGTGGTTACTACTGCTTCTACACTATCAGTAGTCTTTGGATTGAATTTTATGTTTATTTTTTCAGTCATTTTATGTCCTTTGTGTTTTTTCTCTTTCATCTTTCTCCTTTTATTTACTACTTTATAAGTTGTATTAAACATTATTGTCCTGGTGGTGTCCAGAATATTTTACCTAACACCATACCAATTGATAACGAAAATACTAACATAAATATTCCCATTGTTATTATAGTTCCTAACATTAAAAATCTCCTTCTGCTACTTGAAATACTTGAAGTCCGTTACTTCTCCACATATCTACAACTTGGTTTCTGTCATCAAAGACAGCAAAAATATCATCTTTGTTTGGAATTAAATCATCTAACCAATGTTGTTTTAAATCTGAATCTTTCATAAAGTGAAAATGACCACCGATACTTCTATCAGCTGGACGCATTTTAATAACATCAAATGGAACATCGTGTCTGTCTAACCATTGAGTAGTTGCGTCTTTGGTGGCTTTTGAACGACCTGAAAAGATGACAATCATAAAACCTTGTGATTTTAACATTTGTGCCATTTTAATAACAGGTGTGTTTGGTAAGTCCAAATCAATGTTTTTTGGATCGAAGAATTTATCCCAATCCATTTTACCATTGTCTTTGGTTGAAATAGCTCTTCGTTTGTCAATAAGAGCTAATGTTCCGTCTAAATCAAAAATAACAATTTTCTTATCTTTACTCATAGTATAATATACGGTTATTATTAGCTAAGAGTCAAGCCCTTTTTTAATAAGCCGAAGATGCCCTACTTTGTATTCCATCATAATCATCACTTGCCCATTCATCATAATCATCAACATCTTCATTGGTTAATAGATGAAAATACTTTCTTAATTCTTCTGCAATCTCACAGAGCTCATCAACATCTTCCCAATCACTAATAGTGCAATCATTGTTAATACTACCCAACATTCCACCACCGAGATAGTTTTGGTATGCCGTCATCTTCACACCATCCCAACCAAGTGATGTTAAATCAATCTCAATTCCACCACCACGACGCGAGTATTCACACCGTAAAGTTATATCTTCAAAGTTTATATTTTTATTATTCATTTTGTTAAGTTCATTTATGTTTATGTTCATTCACCATTATCTAACCCATTTGTATTTAACTCAGCAACAACATCATTCAACTCCCAAAAACAATCACGAGCTCGTGAATCTTGTGATGTGTTGTTATCTAAATCATCTCTAATCAATTCTAACTTTATTATCAATTCATTTATATTCATTTAATTATTCCTTATCTATAATCAGGACCAGTCCAATTGATTCTTCATTATACATACTAATTATTTCCTAAAAATCCATAAACTGGATTATTAAATTCACCATCAAACATACCAATTTCATCAAAACCGTACAAAACTAACGCGGTTTCTTCTACATCACCACTTTCGGCTACAACTAAATCTGTACCCGTTGGTATATTACCACTATATGTATTTACATCTATTTCTGTAAAAGTCATCTTATTTATCTCCTTTTGTGTTTAAATTCTCTTTCATCCGTTCTAAAGCAGCCACAGCTTCTTCTCTTGATTTATACCTTTAAAAATACAATCATAAAACTTTGAAACTGTTACATTCTTAGGTATTATTAACTTATAAGTCTTTGCCATTAGCATTCTCCTTCTAATATTTGTCTAACTCCATTAATGTTTACACAATCACAAATATAAACATAAAACCCCGAGGCTAATCCAATCCCTGCTGGAGAGGGATCATCAATAACCCAACCTTGACCCATACAATCAGAACAATTCGGATTAGCTACTAATTTCAATTCAGAATCAGAAGCTTTCTCGATCCAATTGTCAATCATTTCACCTGTTATTTTTGCCATTATTTAAACTCCAAGTTTTCAGTTTGAATCCTCCCCAATGCTGCTCGAATATCTTTTCGAATTTTTTCATCAAAATGGCTCGACCTTGCATCATCATACAATACCCCTAATAAAAGGTCCCAATCTTCAAACGAAGCTTTAATGGTTACTGTAGCACACATTATTTATTACCTACGATAGAAAAGGTTTCTATCACAATTACTAATAAATAAATACTAAACCATACTACAGATACTAATAGGTAGGTGTCCCAAAAAGAACTAATAAATCTTTTTAGGGTTTTTAGTGATTTCAACTTCATAAGCATTTATTGCCTCCATTATTTTATTTTTGTTTTTATCAACAATCAAAATTTACAAATAAGGAATCTATTGTTGTTCAGATTGTCTTTTTTTATCTAATTTAAACTCCCCCCAATGGTAAAGAATACTTTGCAGTAACTCTAGTTCAATTCCTTCAGTGGGTTGTTCTAATATAAGAACCTCTGATTTAATATGAATATATCCTATGTATTTATCATGCTTACGAAATTTACATTGAGCATGAGCTATTACTTCGACAATATTATAATTCTCAACTTCTTTAAAGCCAATATTATAGCCTTCCATTATACCCCCTTAAATTAATCCTTTGTCCGCCATACTACTATAACCATCAGTAGTTATAATTACATGATCATGAACTGCAACATCAATAGTAGCACAAGCTTCCTTTATCTTAGTAGTGATTTTAAGATCATCACCAGAAAAAGTTAAATTACCTGAAGGGTGATTATGAACCAAGAGAACACAAGCAGCCTTATACTCAATTATCTTTTTAATTATTTCTCTAGGGTAAATAGCACAAGTAGTTAGAGTACCCTGAAAAATACATTCAATCTTGAGTATTTCATTCCGCCCATTTAAAAAGATAACATAAAATTGTTCCGTATCATTCCCCCGTTCTATAACTTGTCCTCGAATATAATTAAACGCTTGGTCTGAACTCCCTATATATTGCCCGAGCCCCTTGGTGAAACGCCGTTGGAATTCAGATAGAATAACTTCATCGCTTATTTTATTAACATCCATTTTATTTCTCCTTATTTCTTGAGCTTGTTCTATATCATTCCATAAATCTATGTCATTCATCTTCTTATTTATTCTCCTATTTTATTATATCTATATAAATTGTTTTATTATTTTTGATATGTTGTTTTTACTTTTTTGTTTTTTAAGTACATATATATTATCTCCATAAAAATTTCCATACCCACCTTTTAATTGTCTATAATAATTTACATTATAATTTTTAGTTACTGAACCTTTTGTTTCTCCATAATCTTTTATTATATGTTGTTTAAGTATATATCCTTTTTTAAGAACCATATTTTTTAATATTTCACCTAATTCTATTTCTTCTGAATTTTTATACATATTACCACATGCTAATATGAAATATCCATCTTTTATTAAATATTTATCTACATTATCAATTATTTCATTCCACCATTCTAAAAACTCAAAAAGTGAATTTTTATTGGACCCATCATTTTCATTATTTGAATATTTTACCATATCCCAATATGGTGGATGTGCTAATATCATTTTTATTTGATTTGTATTTGGATTAAATGTTCTTGTATCTCCATATTGTATATACTTTTGTTTTGGATTTATGTCATTGATAATACATTTTCTTCCAAGATAATTTGATACTTCATAATCAATACCTGACCCACCAAATATACTCCACACGATTTCATCTTTTTTTGTAAATCTATTTATCATTTGATATGGTATTTCTGCTATCCATATTCCATGATGTTCTGATGATAGTTTTGGTAGATAGTTTCTTTTTGGTATTAAAAAATTACCAAATATTGGCTTATCACTTAATGTGCTAAGCCATCTTGAATTTGTTGTTATATCATTAATATATTGTCTCCAATTATCTAAATTTAAATCACTATGTTTTGGTGTTTTCATTATTTATATCTCCTTAAATACATTTAATTGATTCGGGTTTAACATTTCATAAGGTACATTAAAACAAGTAGCTGAAACCTCTAATATTCTTCCCCTATCATCGAAAACTTTAACCATAAGCTCTTTTGTTTTCTCATCCGGGTAAACATGATTAAATACCTGATATTCCCTATCAAATACTAAGTCGGGTTCTTCCTCATCAGTAATACAAACTAATGTTGGACCATCATTTTGTTCTCTTGAACAATCCTCACAATATCCTTCATCATCTTTCTCTTCATCGGGGCAATATTCTCCACAATAAGAGCAAGAACCTAAGGAATAACATTCAGAACATATTTTAGTACTATCCATAATAACGATACCCCCGCAACCAACAGGGTCACAACTAATTCCTTCACATTCATCTGGATAAACCTTGTCTCCGCATTCATCGCATTTGTAATAAACTGCTTCATCTATTTCTCCTTCATAATGAAGTTCATTTAATTTCTTAACTAATTGAACAACCAAGCCACCAATCAATATATCGGCGAAACCAAATTCTTCTTTCATTAAATCATATACATGAAAAGTTCCATACTCAATATTATGAGGATCTTTCATAAAATCAAGAATCTTTTCTTCGGTATCACAACCTAATGCTCCACTAGAATAAATATCTCGGAATTCGCCTTCATTATTAAAAACACAAAAATTCCATTCCCAGATGCAACCATCATAAGCTCCACCTTCATAACATATTAATATGTTCTTCATGCAGGATATTTTTCTAGGATTTCTTTAGGAACGATATCATAATCAGAAGCTAAATAATCATCCCACCATCTAATACCATACGATAATCTCCAAATAGCAAATTTCCCTATAGAATCATCATGTACATAAAACAATACATCATTACGACCCCCGGTTTCAGGAATTGGATTACCATTATCTGTATCGGGTAAAGTTTTAAACTCCCCTTCATATTGAACACTAAAGCCTTCATCTCTAAAGAAATTTTCAAAGCCTTTAATATCCCCATCAACCAAAGTAGCAGGCCAAATGGTTAATACATTATAACCATCGTTTTGTTTCATCTGTTTCTCCTTATTATTAAACTAACTACTATTACAGTTAACATCCACAAAATATTTACCAATACAAATGGGTTTAATAAGTAATTTATCATACCTTTTTCATCCTCTTTAAATACTTTTTAACAGTAGGTTTACCTACTTCATTAGAATTCCAAACTTCTTGCCCTTTTTTAATAAGCCGAAGATGCCCTACTTTGTATTCCATCATAATCATCAACATCTTCATTGGTTAATAGATGAAAATACTTTCTTAAATCTTCTGCAATCTCACAGAGCTCATCAACATCTTCCCAATCACTAATAGTGCAATCATTGTTAATACTACCCAACATTCCACCACCTAGATAGTTTTGGTATGCCGTCATCTTCACACCGTCCCAACCAAGTAATGTTAAATCAATCTCAATTCCACCACCACGACGCGAGTATTCACACCGTAAAGTTATATCTTCAAATACTTTTTCTTCTTTAGTTCTTAGCACTTTTTCTTACCTCTCTTTGTTTTGCAATAAGTTCCTTAGCAAATTTCTTTTTCGCGCCTTTACAATATCTCCCGGTGAAATAATTGTAATACTTATGAGTCTTAGGAATTTCCTTATTTCCTATAATCTTATCAATATCAAAATAACAACCTTTTATTCTCATTTTTTTCCTTTAAAAATTGTTTTTGTTTTTATCAACAATCAAAATTTACAAATAAGGAATCTATTGTTGTTCAGTTAAACTAATTAAACCATTTAATCTCGGGGTTACCTTGAAAACCTTTAACCCAAACAAACCAAGCATAGGCTACTGCTCCAGCAGAATTTGTAAATTCACCATTAAAAGCACAACCAATTCTTTTACTTGTAACATAAACAGTACGAGGGGGGTATTTATCAAATAATTCTCTTCTTCCTCGACTCTCAAGAAATTGTAATTTCAGAAACATTGCAACTTTAGCATCAGGACGAATAATCTTTAAGGAATGTTCTACAAATTCTTTAGCGTACCTGTAGGGGGGATTAGTAATAATGTCACCCGACCAATGTTCATAATCAAAGAAATCCATTACTAATCCATAGCCTCGGTCAATAACATCACTACTGACAACATGTTTAGAATGTTGTTTGAATACTTCACTCAAGTGACCTTCACCACATGCAGGTTCAAGGATATTTTGAAAATCCTCTAATTCCATTAAAAACTTACCTGCTATAGGGTCGGTTGCATAATAATCATTTTGTTCACGCTCATGTTTACTATGGTTACTTGCTCCTAATGTAGTATAAGTAGATTTCTTATTTCCAGTCCAGTCTTTCATTCTTTCTCCTTGTAGCGGGGGCGGGATTTGAACCCGCGTCTCCAGGGCATGAACCTGACAAGGAACCCCTCCTCTACCCCGCATATCTCATTATAAATTTTCAAATTTCTCAGTCATTAACACTTTATCATGATTGAACTGATGATACTCAATAACTTGTTTTTTACAATCAACCACCACGTGATTATCTAAATCTCCGTGAAGCCCTGACCCAATACCAAACCCTGTAGTATTACCCGTTGCTCCAACAGTCATCTCATCAAAGATGATCCTTGCTAAGTATTCTTCATCATTCAAACGATGTCCTCTACCAACAACTTCTTTAACTAAATCCCAAATCTTAGCAGAACCCCAATGTGAATATAACATTACATCGTGTGGATTTTGTTTAATTACAACTTGTGTTCTTGCACCCATTACTCAATACCTCCTAGTATCTCTATTTGTCTTTTTAAATTAATATCCGCTAATAATAAATCTTTCGGCGTAATACCTTCAATTACTCCAGCATTATAATATCTCTTAGCTCGCCTTAATACCGTTTTCCTATTACAGATTATATGATATTTTTGTAGATCCTGCTCTATTTTAAACATCAAATTACCCCTTTTAAAATAGAACAATAAAAACATAGTATCAGATAACTCTTTTTCCGCCAAAACTAAGTAATCATTATCATTAAATTCAATTAACATAATTTCCCCTTTATTTTATTTTTGTTTTTATCAACAATATAAATTTACAAATAAGGAATCTATTGTTGTTCAGTTAAACTAACATCTATATTATCCCAGATTAAACTTAATAACCATTCGCTCTCAATTCGAGTATAATTATCCCTCGAAGTATCTTCAATTTTATACCTGTGTTTGCCATTTTGATGGTAGATGGTTCTACTTATTTTTAAACCTTTCCAAAAATAAGATAACCACTCACCCTTATCAAAAGCAGGTGCTTTTCTCTTTGATACCCATTCATATATATTTACTTTTAATTCCCTACTTAATTTCATTTAATTTCCTCTAATTCAACTTTCAATTCACAACTATCGCCACTACAGAATTTTTCAATTACTGCTTCACTACCTTTTACTTTCCTAAAAGAAAGATGACTTAAACCATTCAATCTTTTATTGTACTCCTCCTCAGTAATTTCTTCATAGGGCATTTGAGGGAAAGCTCCCAATTCTAATTTAGGAAGGAAACTAATTCCCTTTAATTGATATTGGAAATAATTTAAAGCATGTACTATATCTTTACCCTCTTTTTCGGGGTCAAAAGTAACAGTACAGCTTACTTGATTATCCGCCCAATATTTTTGCATGAAAGCAGCCAAACTTATTTGCTCCCACATAGAGGCTTCATTTAAAGTACGTATACCTTCGCCAACATCTACCGGTGTCTCAATTACTACAGTAGAATTCTCACTACCAATAGCCGGTTCAATAGGATAACCTGCTTTTCTTAGGGGTTCTATTAAAGGTGAATTTATTGATAACCTAATTCGCCTAATATAAAACCTTGATTCAGGATAATGTAATCCTGGAGTAGCACCAGCCAATAGTGAAACTGTCCCTGAAGGTTTAACACTTGAAAGTTTAATACTTCTTGGTATTGCCAACCAATCAGAATACATCTTATCCCAATGTCCTAATGTTTTATATCCAGCAGTCAACCACTCCCTTAATGTATGTAAGCCTGCACTATTTATAAATTGTGCAATACCACTAACTGAACAACCTATCCTCCTATTTCTCAATAATACTCTATTTGTTTCGGGCCAATGAGTCTTTCCTAATGTTACTGTTTTAGCATAGAGGTAAGCGTATTTTAAGGTCCTTAAATAATCCTCTAAGTTTTCATGGTTATTAGGAAAAGTCTCAACTAAACAACATAATTCGTAAGATTCGAGGCTCTGTTCAAGACAAGGGTTACCCCCTTCAACTCGATGATCTTTTTTATCTTTACCATTTTTCATTTGAGAATAATTTTTCATATTATCCAACCAAGCAATGCCCGGTTCCCCATTATCAATTATCCTATCAACAACATTGGTGTAATCCATACCTAGTTCAGCAAAAATGGAATTATTTGAAGTCCAACCATACTGAGCACGATGGGGATTCTCCTGATAGTTTTTAAGGTTAATATATTCTTCATCAAAAGGATCGCCAAAAACAATTTCCGCAGTTCTACGGACATTACCTGCAACGACACATTTACCAATTAGATTCATAATATCTACGATAGTAGTAACCGAGATTGGTTCACCCAGATTTTGATTCAATACCTCTCTAATTCCCTCATGTACTTCTTTTAAAGGCTCATAACCACTAGAAACTCCTCCAAAGCCTTGTATGGGTTCCCCCGCAGCTCTAATTTCATCATAATCAAAAAGGATCTCAGCCGTACCGTGAAAATAACTTTCCAACAATAATTTTACTGAATCTACCCAACCTTCTCTTGTATCGGGTATGGTGAATAATTCAACAGTTCTTGAAGGGTTAGGTTCCTTAATAATAAGTTTTCCAGCACCTTTAACATCAAACCCAACACCAACCCCTAACATTGAAGCATCCATTAAAAAACAAAAGGGTTTCGCATAATCTTCACTAAGATTTTTAGTAGAAACAAAAGCACAATTATTCAATGTAGCGAACAATTTCTTTTCTTCCGTTAATAATGTACCCATTGCCCAAAGACCCCTACCTGGGGGTAAAAATTTCATATTGAATATACGATCATACATTTCTTGTGCTGAATTTTGAGCCTGCCAAGCATTCCAACCTAACTCATAATTTTCAATATGCTTCTTTTGCATATTGTAAGTACCTTCAACTACTCGTCGACAAGTTTCCCACCACATTTCATTTTTACCATCATCTTTAATACGAGAATAAGTTCGCATATATACCAATTCTCCAAGACCATTGAACCCAAATGGGGGTTTCTTTCTCTTATATTTTTCTAAGAAATTATTAGATAACTTAAAAGGTTTACTCATTTTTCCTCCTCTAATTCCCAAGTTTCTTTACAATCAGAATTTCCAATAGGTTGTTCTTCTAATTGTCTTAACCCTAATGGGTTACCTTTTTCATTACAAAGATTATTCTCAATTATATCAATTCTTGGCATAATAAATTTTGCCATTTGTTTTTTCACTTCTTCCGCTTTTTCTTGAGAAGTAAAAGATTTAGCAAATGCTAATCCTGCAACCACCGTGTATATTTTCATTATTTCCTTCCTGCATTATACCACATTGCGTACATTTGTTTTTTAGAACATTTCTTAAATCTAGATTTAGGTACATTAAAATGTTTAGCTGCCCATTCCATTAATTCATATTTATGTTTATAGGGACAATGTTGATTTATACTCCAACCCATCTTATTTCTCCTTTTCTTTTTGAATATCTTATTATATTTTTTCTCATATTCTTTATTCCAAAGAATACGTGATTTATCTCCTTTACCCATTATTTCGGTGAACATTTAGGGCAAGGACAACTGATCATGTGGACACATGCCCCTGTACCATCGCTTTTAACTCCGGTTCCTCCACATGAGGGACAATTATCATGTAAACAAGTACCCCCCTCTTCTGAGTCCCAAGCAATAGCATCTATAGAG